CTGCAAAATATTGGTGGGTACGTCTATTCTCACCGTGACTCAGGCCCAGTAGTGACTACTAAAGCAGGTTCAAATGGGACATTGAGATATGTGTTTGAGTGTGACGCAGATGGGCACTCACTCAGCGTAGTAATTACAAGTAACACAAACCCTGATGATATTGGCAAGAACCTTAGAATTAAAAAATTCAATATTAGACCTTTATCATACAATGTTGCAGCAGCGTATAATTTCATAGAATCTGACTACACAATATTTAAGACTAACAGTAATAAATGGACTACAGATAACTTAGTACAAAATGGTAGTTTTAGTGACGGAAGCACAAACTGGGTATTTGCAAACGGGTGGTCTGTCATTAACGGAAAAGCCAAAAGAGACGGTGACAGTGTTAATGATGGTATCCAGTACTTTAACTTGTTCAATAAAGGAAGTAGATACGAGCTAGAGTATACAACTGATCAACGTACTGTAGGTAGCCTAATAGCGTATGTCAGTCAAGGTGGGCAACGTGTAGATACTGCTACAAACTCTGGATTAAATATGAAACATAAGTATGAGTTTGTTAGTGATTTTACTGATAAGCTACTACTGAGTGGAACAAATAGTTGGGATGGTGCTGTTGATAATGTCAGTGTAAAAGAAATATTAAATCAGCCAATTCTACCTAAATCACGTAAGTTTACATTTTTTGACAATATAGCCCAAACTACCATGGTTTTTGATTCTGCTGTACCGCTAGGGTTAAATTGGAAAATTAAAGTAAAATTTAGTGTAGATAATCTGAACTCATTAAGAACAATTGTAGGTAATGGGGGCAGTGGTGCACAATCAATGTTTGGCATTCGAATTGATACTGATGGTGATGGAGGTAGGATACGCGCAGTATTACCTCGTTCTGCAAATTCATTAGCTTCACGGGCTTGGCCTCATGCTAATGTAGGGGCAATTGAGCCAAACGTAATGCATACTGTTGAGCTGTCCTGTGCAAACGGCTCTGATTTTACTTTCATAGTGGATAATATTGTAGATAGTGTCACTTTCAACGATATTGATACTGATATTGTTGTTAAAAATATTGGCGCTATGACATCCTCAATAACTCATTTTGCTGGCTATATCGCTGATTTGGAAATAGATGTTGATGGTGAAAGTATCGTCAATATGCCTATCAATGGGAATTACCAAGAAGACCGTGCCAATTTAGTGTTAAATACATTATCGGAATTAACTCCGCTAAATTATGATTTATCAGTTGTTGGTTATGTCACTAATGAAAGCTCTGATGTTGAAATGCAAGTTGGAAAAGATAGTGTTGAAATTTGGCGAAACAGCAACACAACTGGTCAATTTGGGTGGAACCTTGCAAACATCACAGACGTTAATGAATACATACTAGAGTTTGATGTAGAGGTATTCACAGGTAGTGGTATGGTGCAATTTTGGACTGATTCATGGTCTGGTCGAGGTTTCTCTGCTTTTACTGAAGGTGATAGATTTAAGTTCCGTGAAAAACTACACAACATAGGTAGAATTAGATTTAAAGTTGCTGACTCAGGTGGTATTGCACATATTAAATTTAGTAACATAAAAGTATGGAAAATTGAGGATGGTAAACCTTGCGCTAGGGCAGACAATTTTTTGTTAAGTGATTCTCAGCACTTCAAATACTGGAAAGAAGGTAAGTATCTTGGTCCTGAACTTATAACAGAAAGTGTGTGGAAAACTCCGTCACTTGCTAGAGACGCTTGGGTATTTGATGCTCAAACAGACACTTGGACGTTAACTGGGGATGGTAGTGCCGAAGAATTAACTTTTGTAACTACTTCTGAGCAACCGCAGCATATGTTTTTAACAGTTGGTGTCTTAGCAGTATCAGGTGCAGGTGCTGGTCTTAGTATAACATCTGCTAACCCACCCTATATAATTACTGAGCCGGGTTTATACACAGCAATCATTGATCTTAATGAACATGTGCGGCAACAGTTTAAACGTGCTGGTGGTGTTGTAAATGCCACAATATCTAGACCCTCTCTGCGTAAAATATTGGAGCTAAAATCATGAAAGTATATTTAATTTGGGCTGTTGCATTGGCCGAAGAGATCGATACAACAGATCGTGACCGGTATATTGAAAAGTTCCCTTGTGCTGCAAAATATGAACCTTTTTACTTGTTCCCAGCAGAACAAGAAGAAGTTACCGCATTGACTTGCGAAGTAGTAGACCTTTCATCTAAATTACTGGTTGAAAGTGCAGAAGATAAGTACAATGAAACAGATATTACTTATGCTGAATTTGATGCTATGGCAGATGAATTAATAAACCAAGGATTTAGTGGTAGAGCTATTGTATTAAGTGTAGCCCAAGGTAAGTACTTAAAAGAATCTAGATATCCAGAGCCTGAAACAGGAGAGTAAAATGCAAGTGTTAACAGACCAACAAATATTTGGTGGTAAAGGCACCAGAAAACAATGCTTATTTAAAGCTGAACCAAATTCAGGTGAAGTTATTTTGAAAAATATTAGTTCTGATGGTACTTATGTTGAAGTTAAACGATTTGACTCAGCATCGACACCAGCAGAATTAAAAGTACTTTATTACGATTTTGCTGGGGATTATTTTCAAGTAGAATTAACAGTAGACGCTACAGCATCTATTAGTGAATAAAAGTATCGAGGTAATGATGGACGTTAATGAAGATAAATTACAAAAGCCCATTGATTTGAAAGACTGGAAAAAGGCTCCATCATTACAATCAATACTTGATGATGTTTCTGACGCTGCAGAATCTTTGGATAACCACTTAGAAACAGTAAAACGTTGGATTGATAATTTATACGTTAAGGGTTCTGCAAAACCTAAAAAGGTTAAAGGAAAATCCAACTTTGTTCCTAAGTTAATCCGTAAACAGTTTGAGTGGCGCTGTGCTGCGTTATCTGCTCCCTTTCTTAGTAACCCTAACTTATATCAAACAGCACCTAGAACACACGCAGATGTGGAATCAGCACGTAAAAATGGTCTGATACTTAACTACCAATTTAATTACCTTTTGGATAAAGAACGTATCATCAATAAGATTGTACGGACTAACGAAGCTGAAGGTACTGTTATTATTAAAGTTGGGTGGGAAGAGAAAAAACGTGTTATTGAGGTTGAAGAAGAACAGTTTGATTATGTTCCTGCAGTTTCAGAAGAAGAACAACAAGTAGCACAAGCTATTATTGCCCAATATGAGAGTGACCCTAGTGTATTTGGGCAAAAAGGTAATGAGCACTTTTTAACAGCACTTCAGATGTCTTTAACGTCTGATACTATGTACATTCCAGTATCTGCGGGTATTGAAACAGTAGAAAAAGAAATAGTTGTTAAAAACCAACCTACTGTTGAAGTATGTAATATTCAAGATGTTACATTTGACCCGTCATGCAAAGAAGATTACACCAAAGCTAAATTTGTTGAGCACAGATTCGAAAGCAGTATTGCAGACCTTAGAGAATTGGGTATTTATGAAAATCTCGATAATGTAAAAGTTGAAGACAATACAATTAAAGGTATTGATCACGTATCCAATGATCGTGGTATCCCTAATCAAAATTTTGACTTTAATGACCGAGAACGTAAACGAATTATGGTACATGAGTACTGGGGTTTACGTGATATTCATGGTGACGGAATTTTAACTACGTATGTTGTTACTTATGTAGGTGACACAGTTATCCGTATGGATGATGATGTGTATCCAGATGGTGAATTTCCTTTTGTTGTTATAACGCATACACCAATTAAAAACAGTGTATACGGTGAACCTGACGGTGAGTTGTTAGAAGATAATCAAAAACTTTCTGGTGCACTTACCCGGGGTATTCTTGATACTGTTGGTTCAGTGGCTGCAGGACAACGAGGAACTGCTAAAGGTTGGTTAGACGCATACAACTACAAACGCTACGAAGAAGGGTTACATTTCCAATTTAATCCTAATATGCGAATGGACCAAGCGTTCTATGAAACACAGATGCGCGATATTCCTGCATCCGCACTAACACTACTCGAATATCAAAATAATGACGCAGAGAGCTTTACCGGGACAAAAACATACGGTAACGAAGGTGTTTCAGGAAACGCATTAGGTAACAGTGTAGGGGGAATTAACCAAGCTGTATCTGCAAGTGCATTACGAGATTCAGATATTCTAATTCGTTTGGTTAGCGGAATTAGAAAAATAGGCTATAAAATTATAGCAATGAATAAAGAATTTCTTAGTCCAGTTGAAGAAATTCGAATTACAGATAGTCAGTTTGAAACAATTGAATTAGATGAACTTCAGGGTGAAGTGGATATTATTTTATTCCATTCAACAACTGAAGAAGACCAGAAAAAAGCAAATCAGATTTCATTTTTATTGCAAACTTTAGGTCCAAATGCATCTTGGGAAGAGCGTATGCCATTATTGGCTAAACTTGCTGATTTACAGAAAATGCCAGATTTGGCTGAGTATTATCGCAATTACAGACCTCAACCAAATCCTGCTGATGAACTAACTTTAGAGAAATTAAAACTAGAAATTGAAAACTTACGTGCAGAAAACCTTGAAATTAGAACTAAAGCGATGTTAAATCAAGCTTCAGCTAAAGACAAAAATTCTTCAGCTAATCTGAAGGATTTAGATTTAATTGAAACTGAATCGGGTGTTAAATCTGAAAGACGTAAAGATGAGATTAGATCTCAGTCTGAAGGAAATAAAGAACTCGAAATACTTAAACATAACTTATCCACTACCAACGCTGATAAAGCTTAAGGAATGATAATGCAACAACACAACGGTACTATCACAGTCACTCAAGAACAGTTCGAAGAAGAGACACGACAACTAAAAGCAGATGTCGAACGCTCTGACCGTTTAAAAGAACTTGAAGATAACCCTATCTTTAAAGAGTTATTCTTAGAACGGTACCTTAAAGAAGAACCTCAACGAATTACTTCACTATTGGCTTTGTCAGTACAAAACAACAGTAATAACGGACAAAATAGTCAACGTATGCTGTCTCGTGAAAGTTTAGATAACCAGTTAATGGGTATTTCTCAATTTGCACATTATTGTCGAATTATTCATAACATGGGGCATGCAGCTGCAGATCAGTTAGCGCACCGTGAAGTAGTAGACTCTGAAGACGATACAACTGAGGAATAAGACTATGGGTAGAGAACTTGATACTGCAAGCGACGAAGAATTCGACCGTTTATTTGATCAAGCACTTTACTCTGGTGAGGGGGAAGCTGATGCTTCCTCTGAATCCGAAGAAAGTGCAGATGATAGTACAGAAGTTACTTCAGAAGATTTTAATGAAGAATCTGATGATAATGTTGAAGAAGAAGAGTCTTCTGAAGAACATTCTGATACTGATGAAGACGATTCAGAGGAAGAAACTTCTGAAGATGATGAAGTAGAAGATACGGAAGAATCAGACGAAACAGATTCTGAGGATGAAGATAAAGATCCTGACGAATCCGATTATAAATCTCAGATTGAAGAATTATTAAGTCCATTCCGAGCTAACGGTATGGATATGTCTGTTAAAAACGTTAGTGAAGCTCGTCGCTTAATGCAGATGGGTGCGAACTATAATAAAAAGATGGGTATCTTAAAACCCAGACTTAATTTAGTTCGAGTACTTGAAGATAACGATTTATTAGACCAAGATAAAATTAATCAATTAATTGATGTATCAAAAGGTGATGCTAAAGCAATTTCAGCTTTACTAAATAATTTAGGAGTTGACCCTTTAACATTATCAAGTGATACTGACGATTATAAACCAAATACTTACAATGTTAACGAAGAACTACAAGCTATAGAAGATGTACTAGAAGATATTAAAGATGCTTCACCATCGACTTATCGCACATTAGATTCTTCCGTTATTAATAAGTGGGATGTGCAGAGTGTACAAGCTTTTGCACAAAAGCCTGAACTACTTGAAGTAGTTGCACAACATATCGGAACCAAAACAGATAATGGCACTTCGGTATTTGAGACTATTAGCAATGAACTTCAACGAAGAAAGGCTATTGGACTTCAGAAAGGAGTTTCAGACTTACAAGCTTATCATGATATTGGCTTAGAACTATTTGGCAATCCAGAGGAACCAAAAGATGTTATTAAACCTAAAGTCACTAAGCGAAAGCCTGACCCTGAACGAAAACGTAAAGTAACAGCATCATCTAAGCAAAGTGCGAGTAAACCTAAAGCTAAAGGCAAAAAGGAACTCACTTCATCTGCTCTAGATAATTTATCAGATGCTGAATTCGATGCGTACATGGACAAGATGTTAGGTTAAACCCATTTATTTTTAAGGAAGACATAATATGTCACGCGAATATAAAGACCCCTATGGCGGTACCGATTCCCAGATTGGTACTCAGTTTAACGAGTTTCATTATGCACGTAAGGCACTAATTGAAACGCTACCTAATCAGCACTTTATGCCAATGGCTGATGTAACCATGCAGCCTAAGCATTATGGTAAGAACATCAAAAAGTATTTGTATGTTCCTTTACTGGATGAGCGTAACGTAAATGACCAAGGTATTAACGCAGCTGGTGCTGTAATTGCTGATGGTAACTTGTACGGTGGCGCTAAAGACATTGGTGCTATTACTGCTGCTCTACCTACTATTGGTGAGAACGGTGGACGTGTTAACCGAGTTGGCTTTACTCGTCTTGAACTGGAAGGTTCAATGGAAGAATTTGGTTTCTTCGATGAGTACACTAAAGACTCAGTTGACTTTGATACTGATGCACAACTGATGATGCACGTTAACCGTGAAATGCTACGTGGTGCAACTGAAGTATATGAAGATGTATTGCAAGTTGACTTGCTTAACGCTGCTGGTGTAGTTCGTTATGCGGGTATTGCAACTAGTGATGCAACTATCACTGGTGAAGGTACTGCTTCACTTGTAGATTATGACGATTTTGTACGTCTAAACATTATCTTGAATGATAACCAAACACCTAAGAAAACCACTATGGTTGTTGGTTCATCTATGACGGATACCCGTACTATTCGTTCAGCACGTTATATGTTCATTGGTTCTGAACTTGAACCTACTGTTGAACAGATTACTAACTACTTCGGTGAAGCTGCGTTTGTTTCAGTTGAGAAGTACGCTGATGCAGCAACAATTGCTACTGATGAAATTGGTTCAATTGGTGCATTCCGTCTTATCTCAGTACCTAAAATGCTTCATTGGGCAGGTGCAGGTGCAAACGTTAGTTCTAACCCGGGCTTCCACGCTTCAAATGGTAAGTACGATATCTTCCCAATGCTTGTTGTTGGTGATGGTTCATTTACTACCATTGGTTTTGCAATGTCTGGTAAAAATACCAAATATCGCATTATCCATAAGCCACCCGGTGAAGAAACTGCAGACCGTACTGACCCGTATGGTAAAACAGGGTTTATGTCTATCACATGGTGGTACGGTACATTAATCCTGCGTGCAGAACGTATTGGTCTAATCAAGACTGTTGCTCGTATGTAATTGAATTGGCTACCTCTTCGGGGGTAGCCTTTACTTTGTAATAGGGTTCCACCCCACCAAGGAAATCAAATGGCTGAATTAACTGAAAAGCAAAAACGAATTGAAGCACTTAAAGAGAAGTGTGACGAGTACGGAATTACTTATGCACCCCAAGCGGGTGAATCAAAACTGCAGCAACTGCTAGATGCTTATTATAAAGAGCAAGAAGAACTATCGGGTATGCAGAATAATGTAACAACTGCAGATGTAGATGAAACTGAAGAAGAAACATCTACTGATGAAAAACCACTAACTAAAGCTGAATTGTACGAACAAGTTAAACGTGAAGCGACTAAACTTATCCGAGTACGTATTACTTGTATGGACCCTGCGTTTAAAAAGCGTAAGAGTGATCTGTTTAAAGTAAGTAACAAAGCTATTGGTATTGTTGGTCGTTGTGTACAATTTGACGGTAAACCTACCCACGTAGAGCAAGTTATTCTTGATGTTATGCGTGCTAAACGTTTCCAAATGTTTGAAGAAGAAACAGTACAAACAGCGTTCGGTCCACGTAAAGTTAAGAAAGGTCGTCAAGTACCTTCATTTGCTATTGAAGTTCTTCCTCCACTAACTGAGAAAGAATTAAAAGAATTGGCAGCAGACCAAGCTGCTCGTGGCAGCATTGACGGTTAAGTAAAAGCTAAGGAATACTCATGGCTGAGATCAATATTACTGATGTAACCAATGAAGATAACACTGGCATTTTAGATATCATACTGCGTAAGTATGAGTCTATAATCCAAGGAGAATTCAACAAAGGTAATATTGCTCAGTCAGACTATTCCAGTGCTTTTATTAATGGCTATCAAGCTACATTACAGCAAGCATTTCAATTCATACTAAATAAACAACAATCCGATAAACAAGCTGAGTTATTGGCTGCACAAGTAAGTAAGACAGGGGTTGAAGAGAATTTAGTAACTGCTCAAATTCAATTAACTAATACTCAGAAAACTAAAGGTGATTCTGAAATTGCCATTTTAGCTCAAGAGTTAATTAACCTGACTACAGCCAAAACTAAGATGGATAAAGAAATTTCCATTTTGGATTCTCAACGTCTTAATATTGATAGTGAAACAACACTTAACACCACTCGAAATACTAACTTAGGTAAGGAAGGGTTACGTATTGATAAAGAAGTGGATGTACTGTCTGAAGACATTCTTGTTAAGAAAGCTCAAGTTACTCAGATGTCTACTGAGAATACTCGTATCACTGCTCAGAAGAACTTGATTGTACAACAAGAAGCTAACGCACTACTTGAACGAGATAGTATTACAGCTCAGAAAGACCTTGTAATCAGCCAAAAAGCTAAAGTTGATGCTGATATACTAAACATACCTAAACAAGGCTCACAGCTTGATGCACAGACTGCATTGCTAGGACAACAACTGACTAATGCTGTTACTGATAACGCCACACAACTTAAACAGCAAACTAAAATAGATGGGGAAGTTGCGCTACTTTCTGTTCGTAAATTTGCTGAAGAAGCTCAGTACTTGGATACTGTAGACGGTAATGCTGTAGTTGGTGTTATCGGTAAGAAAAAAGCATTGTACGATGCCCAAATTACTGGTTTCACTAATGACTATGATGTTAAGTTACGTAATCTTAAAGCTAATGTATTCAGTGTTATGCGTGGTACTGATGATGCATTGGTGCCTGCTGCTAATATCTATGATGATATCTAAATATGGGCATATTCAGTACTCGATACAAAGTCACGGTAGACGTTGTTTCATCGACTGTTATTGACGAAACCTATAAAACTGACTTCACTAAAACTGCTATTCTGCAAGCTGCACTAGACGAAAATACTACAGTATCTAGTGCACTTAGCCATTCATTACATAAAGGTTTATCCTTTCAAGCAAACCAGTACTTACAAAAAGCCAAAGATATTTCTTCGTTGGTTTCCCCCACTGAGATAACAAACTTAATTGGTATCCCCTACGAAAGTGTACGGGAAGCTCTTATTGATATGCTGGATCAAGATGTTGTAGTTATTGACGCATACAATACAGAAGCAGACCCAGATATATTGGCTAGAGAGTATGTAATAAACAATCTGGAAGGTACTGATACGGGTACTACACTAACGTTTAAACATCCAAGTGAAGATACCTCAGTAACGTTTACTGAAGGTGTTTTTGATGAAGCAGAGTTAGTAATTAAATATGTAGACACTAACAGTACAGAATATGAAATAAGAGTAGACTACGATTATTTTGATTTTAGTAAGGATTACTTGCATGTTAAGTATTCTTTGGTAAATGAGAGTAACATTAGGTATTGGGTGTATAACCCAGATACTGCTATGCTGCACTTCCCTAATTTAGAAAAAGTAACGATAGAAAACTTCTCAGATAACTATTACCCAATTTTGATCATTCGAAACAACTTCAATGATTTGAATGACACTATAACTGATGAAGAAAGGGGAAAACTTAATAGAGCACTTTCTAAAATCGGAATGGACTTTGATACACTACATAATGAAATACTGACGGTAAAAGATGGTAATGATCCATCCCAAATGGAAGACGTGTTTCTTATGTTTGGGTGTGATGTCCTATCTGATGATTTTCATGATAAACGGTATGTCTATAAATTTTTCGAAAATGCTTACTTTAGGCAAACATACACAAAAGCAGACTTTGATGCTTGGGCAGCTACTACCCAAAGTAAAAAACAAGAATTAAAACGCAATATACTTTCTTTCTCAGAAGATAACTCTTTCAAAACAAGCATAGTATTCAACTACATTGAACGTAAAACAATTAATGGAGTTTTACCTACAGGGAACAAAGTTGAAGTTGAACTAGATATAGAACCTTCTCATACTATATTTAAAGTAGTGTTATTGGATACTTCCAAAATATACCTACGATTGCAGATAAATCCTACGCAATATGTTGAGTACTGTGTACACGGTTTACACCAAAGTCATGAAGTGTATGACAACCCTAAAAACGACAAAACTAAAGGACTGACAATAAACTTAGAAGATGCTCAAGCATTCAAAGATAATAATGAAAGTAAAGGAATATACTTACCTGTTGCTCGTACCACCTTATATCAGATTCCCGGTACTTATCGTAATTACGTCCTCCAAAATAGTCTCCGAGTATTGATATATGCTTCAGATGTTCAGAAGGTTAGGTGGTACGAGCGCAGTATTTTTAGGGTACTAGTTCAGATCATAATAATCGCAATATCCATAATCTCACAGAACTACCAAGGTATTGGTTGGGCACTTGCGCTAGAAGTAGTTGCACAGATAGTACTGCACATAATAATAAGTAAGATTTTGGTTAAAATGTTTGAATTGGTTGTTGGGGTTATTGGAATTGAAAACTCAGCAATTGTTGCAGCAATACTAACTATAGCAGCGATAACCTATGGTATCTCATTAGACGAAGCTGCGTTTAGTTTTATTGCAGACTCTATGGAAGTAGTAGATGCATTAATTGAAGCAACGTCCAATGTACTACAAGACGAGTATAAACAAGCGTTAGACAAGTACTTGGATATGGAAAAAGCTTTTAATGAAGAAATGGAAACATTAAAAGATATCCAAGAAGAACTTAACACAGGTTTAGATATCTCAAGAATAATTGCTGATTCTAATGCAATAAATTATATTGAAAGCCCTGATGAGTTTTTTGCACGAACTTTACTAGCTAATCCTGCAGAGTACTCAGTAAGTGCTGTTAGTAGATTTGTGGATTCAATGTTAGACTTACCTAGAAAGGTAGACACAATAGCGTTATCAGAGAATAAAGGTGGAGACAATGCCTGAAGAAGATCTAAATTTAAGTAATATCTTAAATAATTTAACAATGTTTAGTTCTGGCAGCGGAAGTACCCCAGCTACTGGAGCTAGTGGGTTTAACTTTGGTGGTATGTTTGGTGAAAATGGTTGGGCAATGCCAGCACTAAATACAATTAGTGGATTGGGTAATCTCTATATGGGTTTACGTAATTTTGGTATGCAGAAAGACCAGTTTCGCCAAAACAGTCAATTAATGCGAACTAACCTAGCTAATCAAGCTAAGTTAACAAATGCAGCTTTAAATGACCGCCAGATTGCACGTAATGCAATTAACCCGGGTATTCATGAAGATGCTGCATCCTATATGAGTAAATGGGGTGTATCAGGTAAGTTAGGAGGTTAACATGCCTATTACTTGGAAGAATGTAAATCAAGTTGGTTCCACTGGTTCTGGTTTGGGTAGTAATGCTTTAACCGGAATTAACCGTGCCGCAGATAATTTTAATACAGCATTACAGAATATTGCTGAACGTGATAAGCGTGAAAAAGAAAAAGCAGGTCAACGGAGCCTAGCAGCATTCCAACAAGGCATAATTAACCAAGACCAACTAGGTCCACTGGATATTAGTCAATTAGGTCCAGAAGCTAATCCTCTGGCTGCTGTGACAATGTATTTAGCTGATGAGCAGCGTAGACTAGGTAACACTGAAACTAACGCTGATATCGAAGCTACGAAGGCTGGAACAGCGAAAACAATACAAGACACTGCTAACAGTATTATCCAAACCCAGAATGATACGTTAAGAGCTAATACAGGTTCTCGTTTAGCTGACAGTAACATTGCTCGTAATGGTGTACTAAACCGTAGTTCGCAACTACAAGACAGAGTTACAAATTATGGTTTTGACCGTAGAGTTCAAGCAGATAAAGCTAGTGATGTTCAAGCTGTTGTAGATGCAGTACGAGGTTCTACCGGTTTCATTCGTGATGAAAACTTCAAAGATAGTTTAATTTTGGATAACCTACTGACAGAACAGAATGTAAACCCAGATGGAACTCCATTTGACTCTAACCTACACAGTCAAGGTACTATTGATAATACGTTAAAGTATTTACAAGACCAGATAGCTAGTAGACAACAATCACGTAATGCACTGTTCAGACAAAACCCTGCTACGGATGATGTAGGTTCATTTGAAGCAGCTGTTGCAGCAGGACTTAAAAATAATGCTGTAGTATCTCGTGACCCTGAGTTATTTGATGATGAAGGTATTGAGAGTTCTGTTAAATCTGTTGTAGAAACTTTGAATAAAGATCCTGAACTTAAAAAGTTAGGTATTAGTGTAGAACCTCGCCATGTACTTGAAGTGCTGTCAGGAGATAATGGCCCTGAGTCTTCTTGGTATGATGAGTCATTTAACGCAAGTAAATTTGAGACTGCATTAAAAAATCTGATTAGACGTGAAGATGAAATTCGATACGATGAACAAAAATACCTAGAACTATACAACAACTTAAGTAGTGCAGGGATTGAAGCAGAGTTGTCTGCTAGAGATTTAGCTAAAAAGATTGCTACTGGTCGAACACCTAGACCAGATAATCCCAGACAAGCCCACGGTTCATAAGAAATAACCACCCTACGGGGTGGTTTTTTATTTGGTTAAGGATTAAAGTTATAGCATTCCAGAATTAAAGGTTTAGCTATGGCACGTTTTGTTGAAAACCCTGAAGAAGGTTCTATTAACCAGTATCCTAATACTCCTGATGTAAAACAAGCAGCGAGTGATTTACTTAAACGTGGATACTCTTCTCAGCAAATTGCAGATACTGTTGCTAATAACCCAATTAATCCTCAGTTTGGTGCAGCACTAGTAAGTGAAGCACAGACACAAGAACAAGCAAATATTCCTCAAGCTGCCCCTAAGGTAGTTGATACAACGCAACCAGAAGAAGCTCCGGCTATTAGTGCTGATGTACAAGAAACATTACCTAGTGTTGTGGCTGAAACTCAAAATAGTGTTACAGAAGCAGTACAGCAAGCTAAATCCAGTATTACACCATACACCCAAACAACTAACCGGGGTACATTGGATACTATCAATGATCTCAGTTTAGATTTGGGTAAAGGTGTAGTGAGCATTCTAGAAACTGGATACGAATTAGTAAATCTTGGTTTTAAAAATGCGCAGCAACTGACGACTAAACCTAGTGAATTTTTATATCGAATGAAGCAGGGTGAAAACCCAGTTAATATTTTACGTGACCCAAGTTTTGTTATGAACAATGACTTAGGTAACGCATCTGCTGTACGTAAACTTGCAGACAATGTGCGAGAACGTATTGATGAATTTCGCTCAGATGCAGGTAAACGCAATGTCAAAAATGCAAGTGAACTTATATCCACACATAGTCAAATATTTGATGAAGATTTGAAAACTAAAACTGATTCAAATGGGAATAACAGCTGGTGGGATATTGTTCAATCTGAATCAGTAAAAGCTGTTGATGTTATGTCAGTGTATATGGACCACCCTGAAACACTAACAAGTACAGCTGTAGAATCTGGATTACAGTTTATTGTTCCTGCCAGTGCTGCAGGTGTATATACAAAAGTAGCTACAAAAGCAGGTAAAGAATCTGCTGAAGCAATAGCACGTAATGCTGAAAATATTAGTGCTGCTACTATTGGATTAATGGAAGGTACTAGTACTGCAGGTGATGCGGTAGAGCGTGTACGTGAAACTTCATTAGAGGATTTAGCTCGTACATCCGATTTATATAATTCACTACTAAAAGATGGTGTAAAACCTGAAGATGCCCGGGAATTGGTAGCACAAAATGTTGGGGATTCGATAGTTGCTTTAAATACTTTAGGTGCTGGTCTGATTAGTAAACTAACCGGTGCAGCAAAACTAGAAGGTAATCTATTTACTCAGGCTGGTACCAGTCTTTTAAACTTACCAGTTAAAGCACTTATTGGTGGTGCAAAAGAAGGGCTAGAAGAAGGTGCACAATCTGGAATTGGTACACTATCTGATAATCTGTTTACTTCGTTGGCTGCTGATCGTTCAGTTAAGTTACATGAAGGATTAGGTGAATCTGTAGGTATTGGTTTAATCACTGGTGTTACGTCTGGTACTGCCATGAGTGGAGCAGGTGCGATAGCACAAACTGCGACAGGAAGTAATCCAGTAAGTTATTTAGCTGATTTAAACAAACTTAAAAATGGTGAAGCTGCTGACGTTACAAATCCAGAGAATAGTAATTACAGCCCGTATAAAGCTATTAGTGCTTTATTGGATTCCCGGGTATTAACTGCAGAACGATTACAAGACGAAGATAAGAAAAAAGAACACTTAGACCAAGTAGGTGTTCATGTTAAGCGTTTACAGGATATTTGGCGCAATCAAATTGAACGCTATGAAAATGCTACTCCAAAAGATAAAGCTGCAGAAGCAGAGAAACTAAATAAACTTACTGATGAGTTCCAAGAAGTAAATTCAGTATGGAAACAATATAACGAATACCTAAAAGAAGGTGATGTTGCTAAAGCTAAAGAGGTATTTGGAAACCTTGAAATTGCAGATGAAACAACAATCAACAATACCTTAAAAATATTAGGTTCTAGTCCTGACTCATTCTCAGAAGAGTACTTAAATACTTTAGCCGAAAATGAGTTATTAAACGATGATCAAGTGTCTAATATTGAAGCTATTAAAGAATACAAAGCAGCATCCAAAAAGTACCTTAGTGAACGTAAAGACACTGCTACTGTTAATGCTAACGTGGTGGTTGGTGGAGTGGGGTATGTTGGTACTCGACAATATTTAGACGCTATTAGTAATGCTTTAAGCCGTAATGACACTACTAATGCACAGAAAAGCTATAATGACTTAGTTGCTTTTGCTGACAGACATAAAGCCAAATTAGACTTGGCTACACGAACGTTTAATGCAGTTGTAAACAACGAACCAAATGCCAAAGCATTACAGGACGAATTCACTGAAAAGTACTCTAGTGAAGGTACTGCGTATATTGAAATCAATTCAGCCAGAATGATTGGTAATATGCGTAATGAAGTTGATGTAATGAATAAAGCATTGGAAGCTGCAGAAAGTCAGTTCAAATTAACCGAAACTGAAATAGCTCCTGTATCCACTTCTGAGCCTGTTTTACCTGAAACTGATACTACGGAAGCTTCAAGTACTGAATCTCAGCCAGAGATTGCAGGAGAGGAAGAATTAGACGCAGGAAACATTGCAGAATCGGAGTTTGAATCTGAAATAGCAAAATCAGTAGATATAACTGAAAAGCAAGTATCAAAAACACTGAAAGATAGCAAACTACCTTTTGTAGATGTTAAGTCTACTATGCGTGAATTTAAAACTGCATTACAAGATTATGCTAGTACATTGGATATTAGTGCTAATCCAACTAAAGCAGTAAGAAAAGCAGTACGTGAATTTAAAAATGGATTCTCTGATTTTGTTAATGGAACTGTACGGAAAAATGCTCCTACTAATTTTTACCGTTTAGGTGCCAGAGCAGCGAATACAGCAATTAACAAGATTAATATCATTCCAACCCGGGTATTAGAAAGTAGTGCAGCAGTAGCTGCAAGATTTACTGCTAAACGAAGTACAGCATTAGCACATACCGTAAGAGACTTTTACAAAAAAGTTTTAAATGACCCTGAAAGTATTGAAGGTATCACTGCAGAAGATTTACCTGCATTACGAGTGTTTCGTAGATTTCACCGAAACATAAGTAAACATGTAGATGCTACTCTAGAAAATGTACTTAATGTAAATGGAGAAAACTTCAAAAACTTTGGGTTATCCGGGTTTGTTAATGAAAACAACTACAATGAAATAAAAGATGCTGTAACTACGAGTGCGTTTGAGTATTTGGGTAACACAGCAGGTAAGGTAATTAATGACGATAGTGCTATAGCTGCATTGGTTGGTATTGAAGAAGAAGAAGTAACAGCAGCTCATAGAAAGGTTTATCGTGAGTTAGGGGATACATCTAGAAATGTATTTGAAACAGTAGGGGCTAATGTTCTACGTCAATTAGGTATATCACCTAAAAAAGATATGACCAAACTAGAGTATGAACGTATTCGTATTGCATTAGGGCAAGCAGCAATTGAAGCACTAAATAAAGCTGCTATTGTTGAACGTATTTCACTTCCAAATAGTGTAGCAGTTGACTTAGGTATTGGATTACCTAATGGGGCTAGTATTGAAGAAAAAACTGATTTTATTCGGTTAGCTAGAACCAGAAAAAACAACAAACCAGAATTACATTCAACCACTAATTATTTTATTGATAACTTTGCTTTGTATGGTGAAAGGTATAATCGTATTTTTGGTTATGAAGTAAATACACCTAGTTTTACAGTACCCAAAGTACCAGAGTTAGTTAAACGAGTAGGAACTAAAATTCCACGTAAATTACGTAATACTCTGCGCAAGCATAGTAAACGTACTTTAACTAAGAAAAGTTCATTTAACTCATTTACAAAATTAAGTGAACAAACACAAGAAAAGCTTATTGGGGTTGTCTTGGGTGATGGGTTGTCAGAGTTACACGCAGTGGAACGAGACAACATTGAAGGAAGTACTAATGTACAGTTACGCAGGGATTTAAAGAATAGCCTATTGTGGGGTGAAATTTCAGAAGGAAGGGATTTTTATGTTGGGCATGAAGTATGGTCAAACTTCCGTATGGGTATTTCAAACAGCTATGTGAATATCCAAGGAAGTAAAGTAGCTAGAGGATTATTTGGTTACTCTGATCATAATGATGTTATTGACAGCAATGGTGCACGACTGTATTTCAAAATGGCAGTACTGCAGTCTTTTGGAGAAAAAATCGAAAGAATGTCAGTAGCTGATATTGAAAGTAAATTCGATTCTTTCATTGCTGACCCACAAATTGAATCTGCTATTCAAGCAGTGCAAGATATCGAATCAGGTAAATTTGACACTAAAGACGATGATGTAAAAGCAGATTATGAAAGTTTAATTGTAGATGTGATAGAACGTGGTGGAGAAAATCTAGCTACATATCACGCTTTAGTAGCATTGACTAAATACGATGATACAAATGCTTTCCCTACTGATTTGGCTTTAGAAGTAGATGGTATTACTAACGGTGTTTTATTATCGGTATTACAGTTTGGTGGGTATGGTTCCAACTCCACTAACGTTACGTTGGACGATATTCGCAGTGGTGGAGTATTCTCTGACGGAACTACTGGATACGCTGAGTTTATTACACAAAATGGTGCTAGAGACTTTTATGAAAAATTAGCAGTTCAGTGGGATCAAATGGTAAGTCTTGAACTGCAGGGTGTTAATGAGGATATTCAAAAAGGTTTAGCATTCTTTAATGACAGCATGGTAGACAGCCTAACTGATATTGTAACGTCATTTGGCCGTAAGATAGCAAAAGCACCTACTATGGTGTTTGTGTATGGCTCAGGTATGCAAGGGATTATTGATGATTTTCTTGAGAATGAGCTACTCAAGTTATATCAAAGAATGGCAAAGATAAACGATGAAAGTGATTTTGATACTTTTGTTGAACATCTTAATTTACTGGATATAGACACTTCAAATTTAACATATCAAAACCGTAGAGAAGTTTTGTTTTTGGATGAAGCTCAAGTTAAAGCATCTTTCCAACCTTATGCTTCAGCACTGAATAATGCGTTAACAAATACTTTTGATACGTTACTTGAACGCAGAAACACAATTACTGGACTAAGTAACATTGCTACTAGTATGTTTCAGGTAATGTATAACAGTGCTTTGGCTAAACGGAAAAAAGCGTTAGGTTTGGGTAAAAATGATCTTTTATCTGACGAAGACCAAACAAAGTTATTTGAAGATTTAGTTAAGTATTCACCTACAGTTAATACCTACTTATCTGATGGATTATCAGATGGTATGCGCATATTTAAACTAAGCAGAGAATACACAAATTCTGTGGCTACATTGGATTTAGGTAAGAACCCTAGTCGTAAACTATACGTACAGCCTGATGGTTCATTGGCTCCTGCTAATACAACTTTCAAATCATTGAACAGTAAAATACCTACTATAGGTATTGAGTTACCCGGGGCAAGTGCAGTAGTTAAGTTAGTACACCAGTTAGATGCAGGTATCATGGAACGAGTATTACGTAACTACACTGTACTAAATGTGCATGATGCTATTTATGTTAAACCGTCTGAAGCCGCTGACGCGACACAGACTCTTAACTATGCTACTGCATTACTAAGTCAAGATTACTCTATTGTAGATGAAATCGTAGGCATGTATGACAGGGTAGAAAAAGGATTTTTACGAATAGCAACAAAACAACAAGACAGTAAAATTCGCAAAACCAGAAAAGGAAAATTAAAGAAAGCAATCCTATCTAGGTATGCAGTACAAAATGATGTTACTCGTAATCGCTCTGAAATATTCAGTCAAGTAACTAACTGGGACCAGTATTCGTTATATGGTGGTTCTGTGAATGTGCATGATATCTCTGATTTACAAGAATTAGAGTACACCACAGAAACCGCTGACATTACAGAAGACCTAGAAACAATACTGAATAAAGTACTTTCAGTAGACTCTAAGTACTTAAAATCAAGTAGTGATGTGTTTGGGTCATTTAACCCAAACGAAAGCACAACAATTACTAAAAATACAAGTGAACGTCTGCTAAATGACTTGATTAAAATGGATAACACAATATCCAGTGAGCAAGAGAATCACTTACGTACTGTACTTCGAGAAATTGTTAATGAGGTGCTTGTTCCAACACAAGTAGAAATAGAAAACCAAAGCCAAAAGAACATAGGTCAATATCATACTGAACTTAATCGCATAGACTTAAAACTAACAAACAGTTCTGTGAGTGTAGGAAACGCAGCTGCAAGCGAAGTGTACGTACACGAACTTATACACGCAGTAACTCAGTTAGCAATTGAGAATAACAAAAAACTATATGATCACTTGTATAGTATTTATGAAAGTGCACGTAAGGTCATTACTGTTGATATGTTGGCTGGACCTAACGCAACACAACAAGAAAAAGACCAAGCACAACAAATATGGAATTATGTATTTGCTAACACTGTATCTGTTAATGGTGTGAACGCTTCATTACATGAATTCATGGCTTACAGTCTTACTAATGAAAAATTCCGTAAT